GTCCCGTCGTCGTCGTCGCCTTCGATGGTCGTGACGGACGCTTTCAGCGTCCCGCCGTGGCCGGGGGGCCGCCGGTGCCGGACCATAGGGTCGGTGCGGTGCTGCACCGGCGCGAGCCCCCTGGCGGTATCTGCCGTCGCGGTGGCCAGGTCGGCGATCAGGTCGCGGGACACGTCGCGGAGCAACGCGTCGAATGCGGGTTCGTTGATCTCGATGTCGATCCCGTCAGCCGCCACCGGCTGCCTCCTCCTGCGCTTGCTGGGCTCGCTGCATTTCCCGGACCGCGGCCATCGCGTCGGCTTCGGGGTTCCCGTCGAACATCAGGTCCTCGGTGAAGGTGTCCCGGTCTTCGGGGTTCTCATGGCCGGCGAGCAGCGTCGCGAACGCCAGGTTGCAGGCCTGCCGGGGTGACAGGCCCGCCAGGCTCCGGCCGTTCATCAGCGCGGTGCCGTCCCGTTCGGGCAGGTGCGCGGCCGTCCATCCGAGCAGCCGCATCGCCGGCCAGTACTTCCAGGCGGTGTACTCCTCGACCACGTGCCGGATCACGTCGCTGATCTGGTCCATCTGGGCTTTGCCGGCCATCGCGGCGGCCGCGAACTCGTCCCACGCGGCGGTGACCAGGGTGTCCTGCAGCAGCCGGTGCGACGCGGCGAGCATCGCGGTGCCCTGCCGGGCGTCGGCTTCGGCGGCGGCCAGCGCGGGGTCGTCCGGGGGGGCGGTCGCGGTGATGTACCGCAGCAGCGGGACCAGCGCCGGGCGTCTCAGCCGGTACGCCTGCCCGGCGAAGGTGACCTGCCGCGTGGCGGTGACTCCCGCGGCGAGCGCCTGGATCTCGTGGAACGCCCGCTCGGACAGGACGTCACCGCCACGCGGCGGTGACCGCGACGTTCCCGGTGTCGACCCGCGCGACGGTCACCTGCGTGGTGCCCGCCGGCAGGGCGACGGCCGCCGGCTCGCCCCACGCGGGGGTCACCTGCACGCCGTCGTTCCACGCCGGCCAGGTGCCGACCCGGATCACCGGCGGCACCGACCGGCCGACACCCGCGTCGGCGTACAGCAGCAGCCCGGTTTTCCCCGCCGGGACCGGCAGCACCACCGCAGGGCCGCCGCTGGGCAGGTTATCCAGTACCCGCGCGTCGGTCCCGCCGCCGGCCGTGTCCGTGTCCGCGTTTTTCGTGGTCATCGCCGCCGCCCCTTTCACCCGTGCCAGCCGTGCGCGGCCAGCTGGCTGATGGTGCCGTGGTACAGGGAGCAGTCCGCGGCGCCGACGCCGGGGATGTCGTAGGAGTCGGTGAACTGCCACAGCCGGTGCGGCTCAGCCGGTTCCGGGCCGCCGTACGACGCGACCCAGTCGACCGGTGCGAGGCCGTGTTCCGCCGCGAAATCGAGGCCGGAGTAATCCCACGGGTCATCCCCGAGGCCGGCGTGGACCGTGTCGGCCCACTCGACCCACCGGGCCTGCTGGTTCCCGGCGCCTTCCTCGATGTCCGCGAAGATCTTCTCGCCCGGCTCGAGCCGGCGGAGCAGCGCGACCAGGGCGCGGGCCTGCACGGCCGCGTTCTCGCCGGCGGTGATGTAGGCGTAGATCCCGGTGAACCGCGCGCCGCCGGCGTGCAGCGCAGCGCGGCGACCGCCGCCGTACCACGCCTTGTCGGTGACCGTCCCGTACAGCGCCCGGATCACGATCGCCTTGGACCACGCCAGGTACGCCGCGTCGGCCACATCCGGCTGGAACTCTGACACATCGGCGAGGAGCACGACGGGTCCCGCCAGGTCCGGGACGGCGGCGGCCTTCCCGGTGTGGCCGGTGTGGCCGGCGCGGAACGGCCGGCGCGGTGGCTTCGGCATGGTGAGGTTCCCTTCTCACTTGTCGGGTCGTGCGGAAACGGCGCCTACGCGAGCCGCCAGGAATGCCCCTCGTCAAGGAACCCGTGCCACCCGTCGTCGCTGACACCGGTCGTGTCACCGCGGAGCCGGGAGCTGATCGACGCGCGGATCTCCAGCGACCCGTCCGGGCATTCCCGGAACACATGCGGCGGGCAGCACACATGCTGGACGCTGCGGGACCGCGCCGGGACGCCGGGGTCACGGGCGTTCGGCTTCAGGAAAAACACCGCCGGCAGGTCCCCGGTGTACCCGATGACCGGCCCGAAGTAGTCGCCGGGCCGCTCGACCTCCGCGAGCGAGGCGACCCGGCGGCCGATCACGGCGGGTTCACCGCCCCGGTGAACGACGTCCGCCGGTCCAGGTCCGTGCCCAGCTCATGGACGGTATAAGGATCCCGGCCAGGCCCGTGGTTGGGCGCGAAAGGCTTGACGGACTCCTCGCTGCCCGGGGCGGCGTGGACGGTGAAGTACTCCATCGCCTCGTGCCGTTCGACGAGGAGACACTGGTCGAACAGCCACCGCTGCCAGGACCGCGCGTCGTACGCGGCGGGCGGGACCGGCATGTAGTGCGCGACGCTGATCGGCTTGTCCTGGTCGTAGCTGTCCACCGTCCGGATGGTGATCATCAGGGTCAGGCCGGCGCTGCCCTGGCCGCGGTCGATATCGGCCAGGGCGAACGACCAGCCGCGGCGGTATTCCAGCCGGCCCACCAGGTCGTGCAGCGCCTCCGGATCGGGTGCTTCCTGCCGCATGGTTTACGCGTAGCCGGTGGTGTCGTACTTCAGGATCTGCGACGCGGCCTTCCAGCTGGACTTGATCGCGACGGCGGCGGAGACCCCGCCGGTGATGCTGAAGTCGGGGAGGATGTTCCCGAACCAGTACTGGTTCGGGTCCAGCACCAGGTCCGGGTACAGGTAGAACGGGCGGGCCACGCCGTCACGCGCGGCGGTGTACAGCTGCCGCGACGAGTCGTCGTAGAACCCGCCGAAGTCCCCCGACGCGTCGGGGAGACCGGCGACGTACAGCTTGTTCGCGTCACCCATCGCGGTGACTTCAGGCTGGTCGACCGCGAAGTTGATCGACCAGGTTGACAGGTACGCCACGGGGGACGCGGCAGCGCCCGACGCGACCCCGACATAGACAATTCCGTTCCGGCCATGGATGCGCACAGTCCGTCACTACTCCTTAACTAAGGGTTACAGCTTGTCGACTAGCGCCAGGAGGCTCCGGGCGTTGGTGTCGAAGGTCCGGTCACGGATCGCTGCGCGTGCGGCGCGGGCGGCATCCTGCCGTTTCTCGTCATGGCTGAGCCACCACCGCAGCAGAGCGGCGGCGTCTTCCGGTCCGTCGTAGACCGGGAGCATGGGGAACACCTCATCGGACTCCCCGCGGGAATCGCGCAGGAAGGGCAGGCCGGATGCGGCCATTTCCACTTCGCGGGGTCCGAGGGCCCAGCCTTCCCCGCGGTGGGCGTCTTCGGCTTCGCGGCGGTACATGTTCAGGCCGAGGCGGGACGCGCGGTAGATCCGGGCGGTGAGCTCGTTGTCGATGCAGGAGTCGATGTCGTGGGATAGCAGCGGCCGGAGGGGGGAGTCGTCGGCGAGGCCGAGCCAGTTCCCGGCCAGCGCGATGTCGAGGCCGTCGAACCCGCCGGCGGCGTGGAGTTTCTCGAAGAACTCGATCCGGGACGGGAACCCGGTCCCGACGAACGCGAAGTCGGAGGTGAGCTCGTCGGCGCCGGGCCCGGTGTTGTGGATGCCGGGCCGGTAGGCGTGCGGCATGTACCCGGCGGGGATCCCCAGCGCCCGGTACGCGTCGATGTTGACCGGGTCGTTGAGCAGGTTCACCGACGCCCACTGGGCTTTGCGGAGCTGTTCCTCGTCCTGGTACGGGGACTCGGTGTGCAGGATGGCGATCTTGTGGCCGCGGTCGCGCATCACCTCGAGGAGGTGCGCGGGGAGCAGCTGTCCCATGATGACCAGGACCAGGTCGGGCCAGAACTGGTACGCGGTGGACAGGACCCCGTTCGCGGCTGCGGCGATCGCCTCGTCGCGTTCGGGCATCGCCCGCTTGAATTCCATCCGTCCCTGGCTGTCGGTTTCGCCGGTGGCCAGGCATGCGCTGGAGTAGAACAGCAGCCGGTCGTTGAGGTTGTAATGCTCGACGCGGAGCCCGAGCGCGGTGAGCGCTTCAGCCCATCCGGCGTACACGTCCTGAACCGAAAATTCAGGCCCAGGATGAACGATCAGCACACGTTTAACATCCGGCACCCGGACCTCATCTCTTGTCTTACGGCGGCTAGGTCGCCCCTACCTGGATGGCCAGGTTCGCGCCGAGGTACTGGATCCCGGCCCAGTCGATCCACCCGTAGCCGTGGACCGACTGGACGACGGCCCAGTCACAGGCGCCGGACAGGTTCGGGTTCGCGGCCAGCGCCGACAGGATCGAGGTCTGCGGGCTGCCCCGGACCGACAGCCACGTGGAGAGCAGCGCGTCGGCGGAGGAGTCCGACCCGATCGAGGCGAGCAGCGTGACCCGGAGCATGTACTGCGCGGACCCCTCGAAGGTCTGCGGGGCGAAGTTCAGGCCGGGCTGCAAGGTGATCACCGCGGCGGGCGGGTTGACGGTCGACAGGTACGTCGGAGAGCAGCGGCAGCCCTGGCCGGGCGGCCCGACCCCGGTGATCACGGCGGCGAGCGCCACCCGGATCGCGCTCAGGTCAGCCATCGGGCGCCGCCGGGCGGAGGCCGTCGATCGCGTCGAGGATGTCTTTCAGGCCGCCCTGGGTGTGGATGTCCAGCCGGGACAAGATGTCCAGGATCTTCTCGTCTTGCGCGGCGAGGTGCGCGGCTTGCTCGTTCTGGCCGTGCAGGATCGCTTCGACGTCGTCGAACTGCCGTCTGGCGAGCCGGTCGGTGACCTCGGCCAGGACCGCGGCGCCCACGATGATGATGGGCAGCAGCACCAGTTGCAGGAACTCGCTCGATACCCACAGCACCAGCCCGGACGGCCCGGCTTTGACGGCGGCCGGCAGCCCGTAGAACGCGAGCAGCGCGAAGAGGTAAGCGGCGTACATGGTCCCGACGGCCCGTGTCACGATCACGGCGGCGCGGGTGTTGATCCGGGTGACGATGGTCCCGCCGGACCGGACGCCGGCTACGGTGACCGGCCCGGCTTCCTTGCGTGCCGCGACGTGCGGGTGCGGGGTCTGCTGGTACAGGCCGCTCATGGCGTTCCGCCTTCCCCCCGCTGTCCCGGCTGTCCCGTCTCTGCTGTGTCTGCAGGCACCCCGCCGGGCGGGGGTATCCCGAAGTGGGTGCGGAGCGCGGCGTGGTGCGCGTCGATCCGGCTGTTCAGCCGCCGTTCCGCGGCGGTCAGGTGCACGCTGCCCAGCGCGGAGGTGAACAGCGAGAACGTCGCCGCGAACAGCGGCACGACGGTCAGCATGATCAGCACCGCGAGGAGATGCGGGAGCCAGCCGCGCGGCAGGATGTCGCCGTAACCCACAGTTGTCGCTGTTGTGGTAGCGAAGTAGAGACCGGTCGCGGGCCCGACATGATCCACGAACCCGAACGCGATCCCGAACACGGCGTCCAGGGCCATGGCCGTCAGGACGGTCAGCAGCGCGAGCCGCCGGTGGGTCACGGCGGTTTCTGCTTGCGGTCGGCGAGGAGCAGTTCGACGAGCTCGCCGATTTTCTCCTCGAGCGGCACCACCCGGACCCCGTGGCGGGCTTTTTCGTGGTGCCGGTTGCACCACGGTGTCCCGTCGACCTTGTGCCGGCCGACCCGCCAGCACCGGTCCTGATGGCAGGAGTGGAGGTGGTACAGGCCCGCGACCGACCCGAGAAGGCCCAGGACGGTCAGCGCCGGGATAAAACCGCTTTCGAGCTGGTAGGTCCAGGGCGTGCCGGCGGGCACGGGCCAGATCCCGAGAGCGAACCGGTCGCCGTAAGGGTGCGTCCCCATAAGCCAGCCGATCGCTACCCCCGCCGCGAGCACCGGGAGGGTCAGCCAGCGGGACCTCACGTTCCCTCCGGCCGGGGCACCGTCAGATACCCACGCGGGTCAGGCTGCGGCGGTACGGGCGGAGCAGCCCCGCGGCGATCGGGGATACCTTCGACACCCGGGCGGTCCCGAAGTCGAACGCGTCGCCGCCGCCGCCGGGGTTGACCCCGGCGATCCCGAACGGCGCGTCTTTGGTCTTGTACAGGTCCGACGCGATCTCCACCGCCGCCTCGCGGACCGCGTCGGGGACCTGCGGCCACCCGAAAACCCCGGTCACCTGGATCCGGTCCATCCTGGAGAACGGCCACGTGAACGGGAAGAACTGCCCGCCGCCCGCCGCGTTGATCACCCGGGCGAGGGTGAACGGCCGCGGCTCACCGGTCGACAGCTGGTTGAAGTCGTACATCCCGACGGCGAGCTCATAGTCGGTGCCCTGCACCCAGATGCTGGAGAACACCCCGTTGCCGACCTGGTCGACGGCGAAGGAGGTGACGTACACGATGTCGTCGAGGGGCTGCTCGACGATGGAGTACGGCGGGTAGGTCCGGACGTCGTTCATCTGGTAGAAATGCCGCCCGCAGTGCGCTTCGATTTTCCTGGACGCCGCGCGGACGACCCGGGTCAGGGTCGCGTCCGCGGCGGTGTCGGTGATCTGCAGCCGGTCTTTCATCTCCTCGGTGGTGGTGTAGTGCTGCCACAGGTTCAGCGGGTTGACGGTGAACGTGCCGGGGACCACCGCGGACGCGGCGCCGGTCCCGACCCACGCGTACGCGAAGATGCCGTAGCTGGCGGTGCCGGGCCCGGTGACGCACGGCACTTCGGCCTGGTACGCGCCGACCCCGGTCCGCAGGATGATGTCGGTCGGTGACGGGCCGTTGAAGGTGTAGGTGGTCGCGTTGCCGTTCGGGTCGGTGACCGTGCAGGACACCGACCCCGGGTCGGTGGGTATCCCGGCGACCTCGAAGGTGTTGGACAGGACGACGAGCTGGCTGGCGCCTTGCCACAGCACCGGCATAATCGGCGTGGTCACGGCGGGTCCCTTCCTGCTAGCCGTACGGGCCCGCCGCGGTCGCGGCGGTTTACTCGTCGAGCCATTCAGGGTGCGCGAGGGTCCAGGTGACGGTCTGGATGAGGGACGGCTCGAACGGGACGGGAGGTTTCCAGCCCAGCGCGCGGATCTTGCCGGGGTCCAGCCCGTAGTGCGCGTCGTGTCCGGGCCGGGCGCGGTGGAAGTCCTCGAGCCGGTAACGCAGTTCGCATCCGGCGGCGTCGGCGATCATCCGGGCGAGGGTCAGGTTGTCGACCCGGTCCGGCGCCGCGACGTTGTACCGGTCGGGCCGCCCCGCGGTGGCCACGCCGGCCGGAGCGTGGGCGGGGAACATCGCGGGCGGCGCGTACCGCAGCAGGAACAGCACCCCGTCCGCGAGGTTCCTGGCGTGCAGCCAGTGGCGGGAGCCGATATCACCAGGCCGGCCGTGGATGGTGACCGTCTCCCCGGCCAGGCACTGGCCGATCACCTTAGGCACGAACTTCTCCGAGGAGGCACGTTCCCCGAACATGTTCATCGAGTTCACGATGATTATGGGTACGCCGTAGGTACGCCAATAGGATACGCCAATTGCCTCGGTTGCTGCCTTGCTTGCCGAGTTGTGCACCAGGAAGTAGGAGGCAAGGTAGTTGTGGTACTTGCCGATTTCCAGGTCGTAGACCTTGCCGTCGGAGGGAACACGATCGATCCGCTCGATCCGTGCCCACATCCAGTTCTGCGCGCGGCCTGGCTTGCGCTGCGGTGTACGGAAGTCTGAATCTGACGGCCATTTACGTGTCGGCGCAGCCTCGAACAGCGCCATCAGCGACCGGGCGTCATGGATGGCCACGCGGTCCCAGTCGCTGTCGTTAACAGCTATCACGCCGAGCCTGCGAAGCAGGAACTTCAGTTGCCGGCGCAACCGCGGGTCGCTGCAGCTGATCTCCGCTCTCTTGACAATGTCTTTCTCGCGGGCGATTGAGCCGTCTCCGTCGATCCAGCCGGCCACGAACTGGCCGAGCGCCTTCGGGCCGAAGTTCATCGCCTGCTCGATGACGTTCATCCGGTCGCTGAGGTCGATCCGGTCACGCAGGCGTTCACTGGCGAACTGGAGGTACCAGCAGTTCTTGGTGCCGTGCTTGTAGACGTGCCCGAAAGCACCCGTCTTCGACTTCGGGGCTACGCCGCACACAGCCTGCGCCTGAGCCCGGTAAAAATCGATCATGCTGCGGTCCTGGTCAGCCAGGCGGACGTACCGGCACCGCTTCTCTGAGTAGGAGCCATCTGCCATCCAGTAACCGAGCAGCCGCGCGTACTCCGGTTCGGGTTCCAGGACGTCCTGGGGGAACGGCAGTTTGCGGGTGATGCATACCCGGTCCCCGACGCTGAGATCCGCTGCTCGCCGCTCGACCATCTTCGTGCCGCCGCTGCCATGTGAGGTGACCCGGGCGAAGAACTTGTGCTCCTCCGTGCAGGTGATTTCCTCCCGGCCTTCCCGTGTCCGGATGTGCAGCATCTCGCCAGTGTGCGGGAACTGCCAGGTACGCCGGGCCAGCCCGTCGGGGACGCCTGAGGTGGCACCATCCCGGCTCAGTGTCCGGTGCTGCGTGATGCTGAAATCCTCGATCGGAACCAAACCTCTGCGAGTAATTACGTCCGTTCCCATACTGAGACAATATGGGTTCGACGGGAGGATCGGCGCCCATTCCCCGTGGGGGAACCCTGCGACCTCAGGGCCGTACACCTCGTCGGTGGAGATCAGGATCACGGCGCGGGGGCGGGCCGCGCGGGCGTATTCCAGGGTGGACAGGGTGACCTGGACGTTGTTGGTGATGAACGGGACCGGGTCGGTGATGGACCGGTCGACGTGGGATTCGGCGGCGTAGGCGATGAGGTAGTCGACCGGGCCGATTTTCGCGGCGGTCTGCGCGGTGACCGGCGCGGTCAGGTCGTGGGTGATGACGGTGACCCGGGCCCGCCACCCGTCGTGGCTGTCGAGGACCTCGGTGATCCGGTCGGTTTTGCCTTTGTGGCGGAACGAGTCGGTCGCCACCACATCCCAGCTGGTGACAGCCAGGAGATGTTCCAGGCAGTGGCTGCCGGCGAATCCGCCGGCTCCTGTGAGCAGCACGCGTGTCATGGTGATCTCCCTGGCGGGTCAGTAGGCGCTGGTGCCGGCGGCTGTGGCTATCCCGGTGGCCTGCGCGGCGACGGCGGCGAAACCGGCGGCGGAGACGGGAAGCGGTGCGGCGACAGGCGCGCCGCCGTCGGCGGCGCCTATCCCGGCGAGCACGGCGGCGGCTTCGAACGCGGCCGTCGCGGCGAGCTGCCCGAGCCCGGTGAGCGCTGTCCCGGTCAGCGTGACGCTGGCGGCGGTGAACGTCCCGGCGCCGGCCAGCACGTCGGCGCCGGCGAGGACCGCGGCGGCGGTCAGCGTCCCGCCGCCGTGCAGGAACGCGGCGACGTAGCTCGCCGTCACGGTGATCGTCCCGGTCCCCGCCAGCGGGGCACCAGGTCCGGTGGTCAGGCCGGCGGACAGCCCGCCGGAACCTGCCAGGCCCGCCGCTGGCCTGGTCACCGTCCCGGCGGTCAGCTGCCCTTGCCCGGCCAGGGCCGCGCCCGGCTGCGAAGTGACCGCGGCGGTGAACGTCCCGGCGCCGGCCAGGGCCGCGCCGCCCGCCGCCGCGCCGGCGGCGGCGGCCGTGCCCGTACCCGTGAGCGTCGCGCCGGGCAGTTGTGTCTGCGGTGAGGTGAGAACCCCGGACCCGG